ATCAAAGTTATTTTGCAGTTCTAAAGTATTATGCCACAGCAAACGAACCTAAATGTAGCCCCATACTTTGACGACTTTGATCCGGCTGATGATTTTCACAAAGTACTGTTTAAGCCAGGCTATCCTGTACAAGCCAGAGAACTAACTAATCTTCAATCTATACTGCAAAATCAGATTGAAAAGTTTGGTCAACATTTTTTTAAAGAAGGTGCCAAAGTAATACCTGGAAATACTGGATATACTCAATTATATTATTGTATTCAATTACAAAATAATTTTCAAGGAATTCCTGTATCTGCTTATGTAGATCAACTAGTTGGGACAAAAATTAAAGGAGAGACTTCTGGTGTAACGGCAGTTGTTGATAAGGTTCTATTTGCAGAGGATTCGGAAAGAAATAATATTACTCTTTATGTTAATTACCTAACTTCCAATACAAATAATAATTCAACTCAGACATTTTCTGATGGTGAAAATCTAACATGTAATATAACTATTGCTTCTGGATTGCTTGGAAATACTACTATTGCTGCAGGAAGCCCCTTTGCAATAACTATTGCTAATGATGCATCTGCAACTGGTAGTGCTTTCCAGATTCAGGAAGGGATATATTTCATTCGTGGAAATTTTGTTACTGTAGAATCAGAAACTCTTATTCTGGATCAATATACAAGTACACCTAGTTATAGAGTTGGATTGAATGTACAAGAACAGATTATTACTGCAGATTTAGATGAGACTTTAAACGATAATTCACAAGGATATAATAACTATTCTGCTCCTGGTGCAGACAGATTAAAAATTACAACTACTCTTTTTAAAAAACCTTTAGATAATTTTGATGATGATAATTTTATAGAATTAGCAACTGTTAATTCTGGAGTTCTAAAAACAGCTGCTAGATCTGGGTTTGGTGTAGGTCCAAATGGAGGAGTATTTTATGAAGATTTAACTAATGTTCTTGCACGAAGAACTTTTGCTGAATCTGGAGATTATTATACACATCCATTTGATTTAACTGTTTTAAATTCTTTAAATGATAATGAAGGAAATAGAGGAATATATCAGGAAGGTCAATTTACTCCTGGAGGAGATACTCCATCTGATGATTTAGCTTTATATAAGATTTCTCCTGGTAAAGCATTTGTTCGTGGTTATGAGATTGAAACAATAAATCCTACTTTTATAAATGCACCAAAACCAAGAACAGTTAATACTACTAATAATCAGCAAATTATATACAATACTGGTCCAACTTTAAAGTTAAATAATGTTTATGGATCACCTACTATAGGAATAGGTAATACTTACACAGTAAGTCTTAGAGATCAAAGAGTTGGTGTAAACACTAGAACTGTTGCTGGTAATGAAATTGGTGTTGCTAGAGTTTATGATATGGCATTGGAGTCGGGATCTTATGATTCTAGTAATCCTCCTTTAAATGAATGGGATATATCTCTTTATGATATTCAGACTGTAACTAATATTACTTTAAACCAAGCCACTACTCTTTCTACTCCTACTTACATTAAAGGTGCTAATAGTGGTGCAACTGCATTTCTTAAAGATTCCGTTAGTTCTGGGTTAGGATTAACTGTATATGAAACAGATGGTACTTTTATTCAGAATGAAGCACTTATCTTTAATGGAATTCAAAATGGAAGAATTGCAATAGCCATTACCGCAGAGAATTTAAAGAACGTAAAATCAATATACGGAACTAATGATAAGACTGTAGGAACTGCATCAACTTTTGCTGCAGATGTAATGCAGTCTATTGAATATCATGTTGGACTGGCAACTATAGGTGCAGCATTACAGAGTGGTATTGCAACTATAACAGCAGTAGATCCTAACTTTGTTGGTATCGCCACTGTTAATGATCTTCTTTGTTGGGACGATCCAACACAAGGACAATATCCAACATATGCAAGAGTTACAGCAGTTAATTCTAATACAGTTGAAGTTGTTGGAGTTACAACTGTAACAGGATTTGTTAATGGTGGATTATCTACCAATACTGCTAGTACACAAGTAGAAGATCTTAAGATATTGCAAACAGAACTTCAACAATCTTCTGACAATACTTTATACACACAACTTCCAAAAACTAGTATATCAGATGTTAATCTGACTGATGCTTCTATTTCAATCAGAAAGACTTATACTGTTAATATCTCAGGTAATAAGTTATCTTCTGCGGTTTCTTGTGGATCAAGTGAATCTTTCTTATCATTTGATGAAGAAAGATATACTTTAATTAGATCTGATGGTCAAACAGAAGCATTAGATTCTGCTGATATAATTTTCACTGATGGAACCTCTTTGCAGATTTATAATTTAGGAGCTGATGATACTGGTGCTACTCTTGTAACAACAGTTAAGAAAGATAAGCCTAAAGCAAAGGAGAAATTAAAAAATAGGGTTAATTCATTAATCGTTTCTAAGTCTAGAACAGAAGGTTCTGGTATTGGAACAACAACCTTTAATGATGGGTTAGATTATGGTACTGGAGTATTTCCTTATGGAACTAGAGTTCAAGATGAAATTATATCTTTGAATGTTCCTGATATTGTTGAAATTCATGGAATTTATGAATCTGCTGATACGGGAGCTGCTTCTGCACCTAAGATGACACTTTCTTCCCTTACTAGTGCATCTACAACAACAGCAGAATTGATAATTGGTGAACAGATAGTAGGACAAGTTACTAATGCTGTTGCAATTGTAGCAGAAAAAGTTTCTAATTCTGCTTCTCAAATTGTTTATATCTATAAAAATGATATTACCTTTAAAGAAGGTGAAGTTGTTAAATTTAAAGAGTCGAATGTAGAAGGATCAATTACTACGTTAGATACTCCTAGTTTTGATATATCTTCGGATTATACGTATAATATTGGTCAAGAAAGTACTTTCTATGATTATGGAAGAATAACAAGGAAGGATACTGCAGATTCACCTCAGAGACAAATTAAAGTTTACTTTATGAGTGCATATTATGCTTCTACTGATACTGGAGATATTACGACAGTTAATTCATACGACGATTTTGATTACGCAACTGAGATTAAAGATGTTAATAATGTCTTTACTGCTGATATATTAGATATTAGACCTAGAGTATCTTCTTATACTGTTTCTGAAAGTAGTAGATCTCCATTGGAATTTTATGGAAGATCTTTTGATGGAGCAGGACAATCCGCAGGTAATGTTTTAGCATCTGACGAAGCAGTTGTAATTTCTTATTCAAATTATCTTGGAAGAATAGACAGAGTTTTCTTAACTAAAGATGGAAAGTTCCAAGTAATGTATGGAACTCCTTCTGACAGACCTGAAAAACCAAGTCCAGTTGATGAAGCTTTAGAAGTTGCTACTATTACTTTACCTCCATATCTTTATCATCCTTCACAGGCAAGATTAAAGTATATGGATCATAAGAGATATCGTATGGTCGATATCAAGAAGCTTGATGATAGAATTAAGAATCTTGAATATTACACTGCTTTATCTACTCTAGAAACAAGCACTGCTAATATGTTTGTTGCTGATGGTGATGGTTTAAACAGATTTAAAGCAGGATTCTTTGTTGATAATTTTACCGGATTCTTAGCACAAGAAGATGCGATAGAAGTCAACAATAGTCTTGATAGAAAATATAAGCAAGCAAGACCTAAGCATTATACAAGTTCAATTGACTTAATGTTTGGTCCTGTAACAAATACTAGTCCTGACGATGATTTAGCGTTTACTCCTGTTGAGGGTGTAAATGTAAGAAAACAGAATGATATTGTAACTTTAGATTATTCGGAAGTTGAGTATATTAAACAGTCATTCGGAACAAGAACTGAAAGCGTAACACCTTTCTTAATTAGTTTCTGGCAAGGAACTCTTGAATTAACACCAACTTCTGATACTTGGGTAGATACTGTAAGGTTAGAAGCTAAAGTCATTGAAATAGAAGGTGACTATGAGCGTACCATGGAGGAAGCTGCTAGAACTCTGAATGTAGATCCTCAAACTGGATTTGCACCTACAGTTTGGAATTCTTGGGAAACTAATTGGACTGGTACTGATATTGTAGAAACAACAAGAATTAGAGAGACTACCGAAGGTGGTGAATGGGTAGGTTGGGCAGGACGACCTGGTGGTGGAAGAAGACCTGCATGGGGAACTCAGACAGTAAGAACAGTTGAGGAAACAGTAAGGTCTGGTAGGAGAACTGGTGTAGAGTCAAGAACAGGATTAAGAACTGTTGTTAGTGAATCATGGGATAGAACTTCTGTTGGTGATAGAACTGTAAGTAGAGATCTTATTCCATATTGTCGATCAAGGAATGTAGAATTTGTTTCTAAGAGAATGAAGCCTCTTACGAGAATGTATGCTTTCTTTGATGGTGAAGATGTTACAAGATTCTGTGTACCAAAACTTCTTGAAATAAGTATGACATCTGGTTCATTCCAGGTTGGAGAAACTGTTAAGGGATATCTTAGACCAACTGGTTTAAATCCTGTTGGACCTTGGAGTCAAGGTATTGATCCAACAATAACCTTTAGAGTTGCTCAATCAAACCATAAAGAAGGTCCATATAATGTTCCTACCAAGGTTTATCCTGAGAATCCTTATGATGGTACACCCTTATCAGCATCTTATGCTTCTACTGCAACTGTTTTGAATATAGATACATATTCACTTTCACAAGAAGCTCAAGGTAGTTTTTATGGTTGGGTTGAAAGTGGAATGGTCCTTAAAGGAGAATCTTCTTCTGCTGAAGCAACTATTACGGATGTAAGACTTATTTCAGATATAGGAGCAGATTTGATTGGAAGTTACTATATTCCTAATCCAAACAATATTGATTATCCAAGATTTGAAGTTGGTACTAAAGTCTTTACTCTTGTAAATGATGAAGATAATGATCAGGATAGTGCAACTACTATTGCTGAAGAAACATACACAGCATCAGGAACTTTAGAAACCGTTCAAGAAAATATTGTGGCGGTTAGAAATGCAAGAATAGAGCAGAAACAAGAATTCCAAGAAAGGAATGTTTCAGAAGTTTTAGATGGTGAAGTTGTTGCAAGTAGAAATCTTGGTGAAAGCACAAGACAGGTTGTTATTGGATGGTATGACCCTCTTGCACAATCTTTCTTAGTTGAGGATGAAACAGGGGTTTATTTAACCAAGTGTGATGTATTCTTCCGTTCTAAGGATGACATGGATATTCCATGTGTATTCCAGATAAGAACAATGGAGAATGGATTCCCAACTCAACATATCCTTCCTTTCTCTGAAATTGTATTAGCGCCAGATGATATTGAAACTTCAAGTGATGGATCGGTTGCAACTACAATTTCATTTAGATCACCAGTTTATTGTGAACCTGGTAAGGAATATGCCATTGCCTTAGCATCAAACTCTACCAAATATAGTGTTTATATTTCTAGAATTGGTGAGCAAGATCTTCTTACACAAACATTCATTTCAAACCAGCCTTATCTAGGATCTTTATTCAAGTCTCAGAATGCTTCTACATGGGAAGCAAGTCAGTGGGAAGATCTTAAGTTCACTCTTTATAGAGCAGACTTTGTAGAATCAGGATCTGTAGAAATGTATAATCCTGATCTCTCCATAGGAAATGATCAGATTCCTCGTTTGATGCCTAATTCTTTAATATTGAAATCTAAAGAAATAAGAGTTGGACTTGGTACTACTGTAGCAGATGGTGGATTGACTGCTGGTAACGTTGTTTATCAGATGGGAACTCAAGCAACTGGTAAGTTAGTAGGTGTAGCAGGAAGTGCAACAAGTTTAGCAATTACTAATGCTGGTCTGGGTTATTCTCCTTCTGATGGTCAAATTACTTATAGTGGAGTTAATTTAATTACAATTACAGGTAATGGTAGAGGAGCAACTGCAGATATTACTATTAATAGTGGAAATATTGTAGCTTCTGGTGCTACGATCTCTGGTGGTGGTTCTGGATATGCAGTTGGAGATGTTGTTGGATTTACTACTCTTGGTATTACTTCTCAGGGTAGAGATGCAAAACTGTCCATTGTTTCTGTTGGTGGAACTAGTGAATTAATTTTAAATAATGTTCAAGGTGATTTTAGTGCTGGTGCTGCAAAGACAGTAATGTATATCAATACTGCTAATGCAGTTACAGTCTTGAATAGTAGTCATGGTGGAGATGTTCAGATATCCTCTGTCAATGAGGTATCTGGTCAAGATGGTTTACATATTAAAGTGAACCATAAGAATCATGGAATGTATTGGACAGATAACCAGGTTAAGATTTCTGGAGCTGAGTCTGATATTAAACCCACTAAACTTGCTCGTGCTTATCCTCTTGGTTCTGAAGGAACTATATCGGTTGATGATGCTTCTGCATTTGAAACTTTTGAAGGTGTTGGTATTGGAACTACTAATGTAGGATTCCTTAGAATGGGCAATGAGATTATTGAATATACTACAGTTAGCGGTAATCTTATTAGTGGTAATATTGTAAGACAGGCATCAAAAGTAGGTAGTGGACCTGCTGTTTCTTATCCAGTAGGGACTCCTGTTTATAAGTATGAACTTGGTGGAGTTAATTTGGCAAGGATTAATAAAACTCATGATTTAAATGATGTAACAGTTGCAAATCCATTAACTTATGATTCTTATAATATTAAATTGGATATGTCTACTAAGTGGGATGCCAATGGTGCTAATGATGATAGAAGTAATGATGTTGGATTCCCTAAATTATTCTTGAATAATAACAAGTCTGCAGGTGGAGCTAAAATAAGAGCATCTCAAAATATGCCTTATGAACTTATTAGACCTCTTATTCATAATGTAACAGTTCAGGGATGTTCATTAAGCGGAGAATTGAGAACAACTACTGCCCGTAGCTTTAGTGGATCAGAAATCCCATGGATTAATAATGGATTTGAACCAGTTTCAATAAATCAGACTAATTATCTTACTACTCCTAGAACAGTTGCTTCTACGGTTAATGCTGCTAATTCATTAGCTGCTCTTCCTGGAGAGAAATCATTACAATTAAGGTTATTCCTCAGTACTAGTGATTCTCGTGTAAGTCCGGTTGTTGATGGTCAAAGATGTAGTATTATTACTGTTTCTAACAGAGTTAATAATGTAATTGATGATTATGCTACAGATAGTAGAGTAAAATCTTATAAAGAAGATCCTACAGCATGTCAGTATATTACTAAGGAATTGATTTTGGAGAATAATGCCACTTCCATAAAAGTAATGGTAGATGCGCATATTCATCTTGATTCTGATATCAGAGCATTCTATGCCATTAGTGATCAGGAAGGATTTGAACCTATCTTTACTCCATTCCCAGGATATTCTAATTTGAATGTAAGGGGTGAGGTGATTAATAAGAATAAAAATAATGGACAGTCTGATAAGTTAGTTTCTAAATCAAACGCATATGGTTTTAATGCATCTACACTACAATTTAAAGAATATACTTTTAGTGTAGATAGACTTCCTACATTTAGAACATATAGAGTCAAAATCGTTATGACTTCTAATAGTCAAGTTTATGTTCCTAGAATACGTGATTTAAGGGTTCTGGCTTTAGCATAATATGTATGATATAAAGGGACATAAAGATCTTGCAAGAGATCCAAAAACCGGATCAATACTTAATGTTAATGATCATGATTATCAACATTATGTTGCATCAAGAGAAGCAAAGAAAGCGAAACGTGAACAATCAGAAAATATGGAACAGGATCTTGCTAACTTAAAAAGTGAAATGAATGAAATTAAATCTTTACTTAAGGAGTTAGTCAATGGCAACTAAAAAGATTACTTTTGATCCAAGTGCAGGAGTTCCTGTAGCATCAAACTTGACCATTTATGGTGGTTCAGATTTTAGTGCCATATTTACTATAGTTAATACATCTGACGCAGCATTTCCTCTTTATTCTGATAGTGCTGCTTGGACAGGATCTTCTCAAGTGCAGAAAGGTGCTGGTGTAGCGGCAACAACAACTCCAGCTGGAACTTTTGTTGTAGGGGTGGATACAAGTGCAGGTAAGATTTCTTTATCCATGGGTTCTACAGATACATCATCTCTTGCACAAGGAAGATACTTATATAATGTTTTAGTTGGTACGGGAGCATCTATTTACAATATGATAAACGGTAACATTCTCGTTTATACAGGTATTTCATCTGCACCCTAAATATAAACAAGGATAAGTGTCTAAATGTCAACACCATCAAGTAGATCCGAATTCAAACAGTACTGTCTAAGGCAGCTAGGAGCGCCTGTGCTGGAAATTAATCTAGCTGATGAACAATGTGAGGATATTATTGATGATGCGGTTCAGTTCTTCCAGGAAAGGCACTTTGATGGCGTTGCCCGGATGTTCTTAAAGTATAAAATAACTGAAACAGATATTAAAAGAGGGCAAGCATCACCTAAAGCAGGAAAGGATCAAACTGGAATAGTTACAACTACTGCTACCGGAGATGTTGCAGGGGTATCTACTACTTTTGATTGGTACGAAAATAGTAATTATATACAAGTTCCCCCATCAGTTCTTGGGGTTTTTAAGGTATTGCATTTTGATGGTGCTAATACTATTACTAACAATATGTTTAGTGTTAAATATCAATTATTTTTAAATGATATTTACTATTGGGGTTCTACGGAAATTTTAACCTATGCAATGGTTAAGACGTTTCTTGAGGATATTGAATTTGCATTAACTACACAGAAGCAAATACGATTTAATAAGAGAATGGATAGATTGTATTTGGATATTGATTGGGGTAGTGTTAGTAAGGGTGATTTCTTGGTTATGGAATGCTTTAGAATGTTAGATCCAAATGATTATACTAGAGTTTGGAATGACTCATTCTTAAAACCTTATTGCACAGCTCTTATGAAAAGGCAATGGGGACAGAATTTACTTAAATTCCAAGGAGTTAAGTTGCCTGGAGGAATAGAATTAAATGGAAGGCAAATTTATGATGATGGCGAAAAAGAATTAACCAGAATTCGTGAAATAATGTCTTCTACTTACGAACTTCCTCCATTAGACATGATAGGTTAGCGCCATGGTACTTAATCCATTTTTTCAACAAGGCGCTAGATCTGAACAAGGTTTAATTCAAAGTCTTATCAACGAACAGTTGAAGATGTATGGTGTTGAGGTGCATTATATGCCTCGCAAATATATCTCTGAGAAGACTATCATTAAGGAAGTTGTTAGGTCTAAATTTGACGATGCTTATCCATTAGAAGCATATGTCAATACTTATGATGGATATGGTGAAAACCCCGTAATGCTGTCTAAATTTGGTATTCAGGCAACTAATGAAATAACTCTTACTATTTCAAGAGAAAGATTTGAAGATTATATTTCTCCTTTGATTAAAAATGAAGATAATATTAAACTCTCTACTAGACCAAAAGAAGGGGATTTAATTTATTTTCCATTAGGAGATCGTTTATTTGAAATTAAGTATGTAGAGCACGAAAAACCATTTTATCAGTTACAAAAGAACTATATCTATGAATTGAGATGCGAACTCTTCCGTTACGAAGATGAAGTTATTGATACTGGTATAGATGCTATTGATGATGAATTGGTCGGAGATGATGTAGATGGTACGGGTGATGATGGGATGACCTCGATTTTGGGTCCATCGATGACCTTTACGATGGTTGGTACAGCAGCAACAGCATGGGCATATACTTCAGGTATTGTAACTACAGGTGGTATCTATAAGATATCCATTACAAATAGAGGTGGTGGATACATTTATGCTCCAAATGTGGGATTTGGATCTGCTCCAGTAGTTGGACCTACTTCTAGTTACTCTGTAACTGGTATCGGATCGGTTGGAGAAATGATTGATATTCAAGCCTGTAATAAGAATATTGCAACTAATGAAAAATCAATTCAAAGTATTCATATAGTAAATCCTGGATATGGATATACTATTAGTCCAGGAATAGCAGTAACCTCTGTGGCCGATGGTCCTGGTAGTGGATTTGCTGGAACTGCTTATGTTGCAGATGGAACATTGGGTGTTGTAACTGTTACTAATGCTGGTAGTGGATTCTCTACTGATTTGGCGACTGTTACCTTTAACACTCCTCTTGCCTTTACTAATACGGGTATTGGTACAACTGCTACTGGTGTTGCTGTTATAGGACCTTCAGGAACCGTAACATCTGTTAGATATACTAATGCTGGTTCTGGATATACTACAGGAGACTTACCTATTTCTGTTACTATTGAAGATCCTGAATCAGATGGTAGTGGTGATTTTGTCTTTAATGAGACTGTTACTGGAGGAACCAGTAGTGCAACTGCAAGAGTAAGAACATGGAATTCTAGTACTAATGTTTTAGAAGTTGCTTCTGTAGTTGGATCATTTGTTGTTGGAGAAACTCTTACAGGTGGTACTTCAGGTGCTACTCATGATTTAAGACTCATTGATAAGGATCCACTTGATGATGGATTTGCTGACAATGCTCAGATTGAAACATCTGCAGATGATATTTTAGACTTTACAGAAGCCAATCCTTTCGGCACACCATAAATATAATATACCAGGAATGTAACAATGTTTGAATATTTTTATAACGAAATTTTGAGGAGGACCATTATTGGATTTGGTACTCTTTTCAATGGTATTTCAGTCAAAACAGAGAACCAAGAAATAAGAGTTCCTTTGGCATATGGACCTACCCAAAAGTTCCTGGCACGTTTAACTCAGTCTCCAGATTTAAACAAAAGCACCGCAATTACTTTGCCGCGCATGTCTTTTGAATTTACTGGACTTACTTATGATCCTACTAGAAAAGTTACTACTACACAACAGTTTACTGTAAAGGATCCTACTACTGGAGAAGAATCTAAAAAGGCATATATGCCAGTTCCTTATAATATGCAATTTGAGCTTGCATTGATGTGTAAATTAAATGATGATGCATTACAAATTACAGAACAGATTTTACCATATTTTCAACCAGCATATAACTTGACAATAGAATTATTAGGATCTATTAAAGAAAAAAGAGATGTTCCTATTGTTTTAGAAAATATAACTTTTCAAGATGATTATGAAGGAGACTTTTCCACTAGAAGAGTGCTTCTTTATACTTATAGATTTACTGCTAAGACATATCTATTTGGTCCTGTTTCTACTGCTACGAAGGATATCATCAGAAAGGCTACTGTCACATATATCTCTGGAGATTCTAAGAGTGTTAATAGGGATGTTCGTTACTCTGTTAGCCCAAGAGCAGTTAAGAGTTATACAGGTACAGTTGTTACTAACTTAGCTGCTGATGTTGGTACATCAGACGTTGAAATTAAAGTTAATGATGCATCTTCAATGTCTACCAGTACTTACTATGAGATTGATGGTGAGGAGATCTATGTTACTAGAATAGATGGTAATGATCTAATCGTTGAAAGAGGAAAGGATGGAACTACTATTGGTTCTCATTTAGTAGGAGATCCTGTCAAGTCTATTACTTCTGATGATAATGCTTTAATCCCAGAAGGAGATGACTTTGGATTTGATGGTACAACAACAGGATGGAATGTAGAGTGACAAAAGAATTTACTAAACTAGATAAAACTTTTAATATTACCTCTGAAGTAGTGGAAGAACCAAAAGTTATTGAAAGAGCGAAACCCGCTCCGGATAGACTTACTAAGGATGAAATTACTAGAGATTATGAGTATACAAGAGGTAATCTTTATAGTATAATTGAAAAGGGACAAGAAGCAATTGATGGTATTCTTGAATTAGCACAAGAAAGTGAAATGCCTAGAGCATATGAAGTTGCAGGACAACTTATCAAAAGTGTTTCGGATGCCACTGATAAATTGATGGATCTTCAGAAGAAATTAAAGGATGTTAATGCTGAAGAAAAGAATAGTCCTACGAATGTAACTAACAATGCTTTATTCGTTGGATCTACTGCAGATTTAGCAAAATTAATTAAAGGAGAAACATCTAAAGACTAGTAAAATAAATATAATTGTAGATGGAGTATTTTTAGGTGCCACTCAAGAAGCCCAAGGAATTTTATTCATTAAAACCCAATACTTCTCTAGATGAAGTTAGGGAAAGTGCTACACCTGAAAAGGTAGAGACTATTTCTGGAGCTTTTAATGCATTTAAGACAAATCTAAATCACGTTCAGTCTATATCTGAT